TAAGCGACGTCAACTAGTAAATAAAGGATGTTCCGGTCTTACACACGAGTCGCCGCGCCTGTATCGAGTGACGCGCCATGATTTGAAGGACGTCTTCCGACGGGACAGCGAACGGCTCCTCTGTAGGTACGCATTTAACAAAGTCGGCGTTAAGAGACGGAGCGCTGCCAAACTGGCGGGCAAAGTGCCAGTAATCGAGAGTCGTACGAAATTCTCCGGCGATTGTACTAAAAGTACGCCGGTATTCGTCGTATCGGTCCTGATAACCGAAAGTGTTGTTTGGTGAAGCATGAGGTGCGTATACCTCTTTATTTAGAACCGGCTGTTGTCCGATATGCTCTAGCTCTTTTTGCCAATAGTCTTCTTTTGTTGTTCTGTTCCAATGCCGGGCAAGGCCGTTTGCGTAGATTGTTTTCGGGCGGGCTGTGAGCAAGGTGATAACAAATCCATGCTCCTCAAAGAACCTGCGATATCGATTAGATCGCATGCTAGAAATTCCATGGCCGCGGAGCGTGCCGACAGGGTCCGTCCCTTCGCCAGTTTGAAGAACTTCAGAGAATTGGATAGTCTCTTTTCCACCTCCAAGATACTCGGGCCTTTGGAGCCTTGCGTCGGATGATCTGACGCCAAGATAGCGGAGGTATTCTGTGTATCGTGAACCATAGCGTGCTCTAGCCTCTTCGTAGCGTTGCAAAGCAAGAGCTTCTCTTAGCACGTTTACAGTGACGGCGCTAGCGTCACTTAAATCCGCATAAACTTGAGGTAGGTTTGTAGCGCCGGGCGCGGTCCCGGTAAGCTGACCTCTAAGCCTGATTGCTGTGTCCCATGCTGCAGGATACGAGACAGCGCCGCCGGGCGTGTCCGTTTCCCACACGTTGTTTGCGGCGCCACCGCTAGAAGCTCCAGAGAATGCGCCGATACCGGTCACAGGTGCCGTCGTTCCCAGCGGGATCGTAATTGCCGGGCCTTTTTGTTCCCATGGGCGAGACGATGTAAAATAATCCTTTTCCCAAGCAGCGTTTTGAAGCGTGGTATTTGTTGTAGTGTCCGCCCCACTAGTCTCGTCGATAGTAAGAGCCGTAACAAGGTCCTGATCACGGTACCACTCATTGAAAATCATCGCGTAAGCGCGGAAGGGAAGAGCAGAAACGGTTGCAGTATAAGTGCCAGGAGGAACACCGAAATAATCAGCAAGAGAGCCCACTGCAGGATTAGTGATAGCGATTGTCGGGTGAACCGACGCATCCATACCGTCTGGACCACCAGTGATAAACTTCTCCCAATCCTCCCATACGAGCCTGTGCGGTACGAACCAGTGAGATATAGAAACATTGACAGGATGCATGACAGGCGAAAGCAGTGGAGCTGCGCGGATAAGCGCATTAGTAGACTGTTGAATAGAGTCACCGGCGAGTACCTCCGTTAAGCCGATAGGAACAAGCTCGCCGAGATCGCATGAAAGTAGTTTGTAATTAGAGAGGGAATGCTTAGCCCTTTTCATAGTGTCCTCGCGTTGTTTTTACGACCGTATTTCGCTTCGATTTGTATCCTCTTGCCGAGGCTTTTCTCCAAGACATGCGTCTTGAGCGGTTCCGAAGCATCGAACGCAGCTTTTCGCAAAGGGAGCATTTCCTTAGCATATTCAGCTAGGGCCTCAAGAGGGGCATTTGGTGAACGCCCGATAAGGGTGCGTAATTTGCGCCTTAGATAGCGACCAAGTGGATAACGAGTTTTCCCATGCTGCAGAACAGCTGGGACGTCCAACATATTATCGGATCCAAGTTCCATAAGGGTAGAGGCTAGATCGTGCATCAGTCCCGAGCCGATACCCGGTTTCAGAGACATCCGGGCGAATTCCGGACGACGACCCTCCAATCTCGGGTCAGTGTCCCGTACCATTTTTTTATTTAGATAGCCCGCCACGTAAGCCATCGAGTGCGGTGTGAGGGTGCCGAGTTCAATCCTTCCAAGCCCCCAGGCTTTGGAGATTGTTTGACAAAGGCTGCAACACGACAAAACATGATGGCGTGTCCGTCCATATACGCAAGTTGGAAAACCGAAGAGTGCCAAATGGTAATGCGGATGCCCTGACTTATCGCCATATTCGCCAACCGCGAAATAGCGTATCTTCGGAGTTTGTTTACGTAGCTTTTTGAGGAATAGCGAGGTAACCCGTGGAGTAACCGACATATCTTCGGGTAAGTTTTCGGGAGAGTAAGTGAGTGTGACGAAGCAGTTATCTTCATATTGTGCTGCCTCCAACATCATTCTATGCGTCCATTCACGACGCTTTTTAACTCTACAGGGGACGCAATGGCCGCAGCCATATGCGCCCCCGTTATGTATGTATGGTTTATGACAGTTCATATTATACGCGGTAGCCTATCCTAAGCCTTCCGGGAGAACCCCTGCGCCGGCGCATTGAGCCCCTTCTGCGACCGCGCCGAATGCCACGGGAAGGGCGGCGACGACTTCTGAACCTGCGCATGCTTATCTCCTTAAGCGGTCATACAAACCTTTAACATCACGAGGCCGACCGCGTTGGCTCTCGTATTCTTCATATTGTCCAGTAAGGGGATTATATAGGAAATGACCTGTTTTATTCCGTGGCGTTCCGTAGGCGTCCATATCCCACATAGGCATGATCCGGTTGCGGAGGTTCCACTGCCACCGACCTAGTGCATCGTTTTCGAACGCTTCTTGTAGCGCTTGCGGGACTTGCGGGGCGTCGCCTGAGTGCGTTGCGTAGAGATCGACTTCGGGTGAAGACCCGAAGGTTTTTTGCCTGGAATGACCAGCTGGTGCGATTTCTTTTTTGAGTTTGACACCGTCTGGTCCCTGGATAACGTCCCTGTCCATTGTTCCGCCGGCGCCGGGTTGGGTAGCAATGCCGATTTTAGAAGCCAGTTCCGCTCGCTTAATGTCGTTGTCAATCTTAAGTCCGTCGAGCTGTGCGGATTGGATTTGAGCCTGGATGCCTGAGATTTTACCGGTAGTAGTTCCGTGCGGACCAACTTGACTATCAATACCTTTTCCGAGCGCGGCGCCGGCGGCTGATATCCCGCTATCGCCTGTAGAAACGGGAGAATAAGAAACGGTAGGGGCGCCCATTGCAAATATCTTAGAGACACCAGCTTTCTCAGCGTCTGCAGCTTTCCATTGGAGAGCGTTCTGCGCGAATTCGCGCTGTAGGTTAGCCTGCTTATCAGCATTTTTACTGCTGAATAATCCCCCAAGTAGGGACGAGCCTGCTGCGACGAGCGAACCAAGCATTTTGGAAACCTTTCAACAGATGACGTCTGACCAGAAGTTTCTGCGGTATTTCCGCGGTCCGCCGCCTTTTCCACGGCGTGGTTTATATTTATTTGCGAGGATAACTTCACGGCGGGTTTTCCTGCGTAAGCAGACTGCGACCGCGTTAGGTATGTTGAAGGAAGGTAGGACACTCGTCGGATGCATAACAAGTCGAGCAGCGTCTCGAAACTCGCCCAATGTGAATGCTGGGCGGATTGTCTTAATCGGGTCATAGCGTCTCCGATCCGAGATTGTCTTAGCTGTTTGATTATCCCACTCTGGATGGTACGGCCTTAACCCGATAGGCCGGTTTGGGTCGAAGAATGCCTGATTTTGGTGCCACATGGCGTTGACCTCTGCGACTGCCTGCAGAGGGGTTTGTACACCAGGGGAAAGCAACGAAGTTAGCGATGAGGGAGTGCCATGCGCGCTTCCCCTGCCGGAGGTACCCTTAGCCATCGTGTCACCTAGCGTAGTGCACTACAAGGGAGGTGCACATTTTTGGGGTTGACGCCCGAAGTGGGCTATCGCTTCGCGATATAATAAGAGGGGCTCACCACGAACGATCATTCGCGAAGCCGCCCCGCTTGCGCTCATCGGGGGATGGGCGGCTCCGCGAACGATCTTAGCTGCCGGCGTTCTCAGTTCCGGCAGTACTACTTTCATCGTTCTTCGGTTCCTCTTTTTTAGGGGTTGCGTAGAGCTTCATTTGCTCTTCCAGTTCGCGTGCGCGCTTTCTGGTCTCTTTAATGCTGGGAATCATATCGTTTTCCCAGCGTGATACAGGTTGAGGATCGTCCTCAATCTCAAAGTCGTCCGCCTCTTCTTCGGTTTCGGGCTCCATTTCATCGAGAGCCTTTAGCTGCCGAACCTGAAGACGAATTTGTTCGGCTAAAGATAGCTGTGGTTTATAGCCGAGAGGCGGCTGCATAGGTGTAGGATTTAAAATTTCATGACCATGTTCATCAAAACGGTTATTTTTATCGGTGGTTTTGTAGACGTCTTCCATAGGAGGCTCCAAGAAAAAAGGGGCTGCTGACGCAGCCCCTACTTTAGGCGAGCCTATTAAGCG